CATTTAAGCATGTAGCTGATATTATTGAAAATGGTGTTGCATTTGTACCGGATTCATTGGCAAGAAACTATAATTACGGATTTGAATTATCTACACCAACTTTATTACATATAAGTTCTAAAGAGCAGACAATTGGTACGGGTTCATATAATTTATCAACTGAAATTACGAATGTAAGTTCTTCTTATGGTAATGTTGTAAATGTTGTTAAAAATGGTTTGAGTGTATTACCTACATTAGTAACAAATACATCATCATCTTTAAAAGTAACAAACGTAAATCCTATAAGACAAGCAACATCAGCATCATCTTTTGATACTAATAAGATTTCAAGTGGATTTGATTTGATATTAAGTGTAATTGAAAATGGAACATCGGTTCTACCAACAATTATATCAAACACATCAGCAAGTATTAAAGTAACTAACACCCCACAATTAATAAGTGGAAGTGCTGCTGGAAGATTGCAAGGTAAATTAATATCAGCATCTTTATCTTTGGTAATTGATGTGTTATTAAGTAATGGTACAAGTTCAATTGGACTTAAACAATCAACATTCCCAATAGCAAATTCAAATGCAAAAATAAACTCAGCATATAATCTATTAGTGAGTAACTCTAAATTTATAGTTGATGAAACTATTGCTTATATGAGTTCTTCTTGGAGTGGATTTGAATATACACAAAGTAAATGTGAAAGAGATTTGACAGGAATCCTTAGTGGTTCTGCATTTGACCTTTTATATGGTGGTAACTCTGCATCTTTGTTTAATGGTAAGTTCTATTTTGATTTCCCATCTCAAGCTACTGGTTCTCAATTAGACCAAACAATTACGGCAATCAAATACGCAAGTGGATTGGCTGAAAAGGTTGTATTGAATACTCCGTTTACACATATATCTGCATCAATTAACCAACCAACATCAGCATCTTGGAATTCATTAAGAAATAATAAAGGATTTATACAAAGTGAATCAATTGCATATCTATCTTCTTCTTGGAGTAATTTTGATTATAACGAAACTACTTGTAAGAGAGATATTGGATACGTTATAGATGCAGTAGCAACTGATTTATTATATGGTGGAAATGAGAGAAGTGTTGTAGCAGGTAGATACTATTATGATTATCCATCTCAAGCTACAAACGCACAATTAGAACCAACATTGACTGGTATAAGATACGCTAAAGGAACAGCTATGAATGTAGTTGTTAATAAGCAGGTATTTACAGCATCTTTGGAAGCTCAATACGCATACGATTTAATAAAAGCTAACAAAGTATTCATACAAAGTGAAAGTATTGCATTTGTAAATGTTAAATACCCTAACTTAGATTATAGTGAAAGTAAATGTTATAGAGATTTAGGATATATCATTGATGGAGTAGCAACTGATTTACTTTATGGTGGTAATGAAAGAAGTAGAAAGAACGCAGATTACTATTATGAGTTCCCATCTCAAGCTAATGGGTCTGGTTCGCAAGTTGTGGAAACGGTAGAGGCAATTAAGTACGCAGCTAGAATAACAACGGCATCTATTAGTAGTACATTAATACCAACACCACAAACTATACCTAATACGTTAGCAAATATTAAAGTAACAAACGCTAATCAATATATTTCAGCATCATCGGCAACTTCTACTGAAGCAACAATACTATCAGCATCAATTGCTATCGTAACTAACATAGTTGCTAACGGAACTGGTTCAGCAATAGTATCCGCATCATTAAGTTTACCAACTTCATCTTATACAACGCCGGTAAGTAATGATAATAGATGGATTGCATACGGAATACTAAAAAATAATATTTCATTTATACAGGATGAAACTATCGCATATCTATCATCATCTTGGTCAACTGCATCTTATGATGAAAGTAAGTGTAGACGTGATGTGGGATTGATTATAAGTGGAGCAGCTGAAGATTTAATATTTAACTCAAATTCAGCATCATTATTTAATGGTATATTCTATTATCAATATCCATCACAGGCGCAAGGAGCACAATTGAATCAAACGCTTGATGGAATAAACTACGCAAGTAAGTTAGCACAAAAGGTAATTCAAAACGTAACTTATGTAACGGCATCAGCAATTGTATCGGCATCATACGCATTGATTAGAAAGAATAGAGAATTTATACAAAATGAAACTATTGCGTATCTATCTTCTTCTTGGAGTACCGCATCTTACATTGAATCAACTTGTAAGAGAGATGTTGGTCATATTATAGATGCAGTTTCTACGGATTTACTATACGGTGGAAACGAAAGAAGTACAAACGCTGGGGTGTTCTATTACTTATATCCATCACAAGCGCAAGGTGCACAATTACAACCAACATTGACAGGTGTTAATTACGCAGGACAACTTTCTAAAAATGTTGCGGCATCATTAACATTTGTGACAGCATCACAATTAGTATCAGCATCGGTTAATTTATTAAGAAAAAATAGAGAGTTTATACAAAATGAAACCTTAGCTTACTTAACTGCTAGTTGGAGTACATTTGAGTATGATAAAGATAAGTGTAAGAGAGATACTGGTTATATATTAGATGGTGTTACTACCGATTTATTATATGGTGGTAATGAAAGAGGTGTATTGAATGGTAAATTCTATTACGAATATCCATCGTTGGCAATCGTTGAAGGTGATGGTGATGGTGTTGGACAATTAGGACAAACAATTGATGGTATAAACTACGCAGGTAGAATAGCACAAAAGATTGCACAAAATATACAATTCGTAACTGCATCATTACAAGCATCGGCATCATTTGATTTATTAAGAAAGAATAAAGCATTTGTGGCAGAGGAAACTATTGCTTATGTAAGTTCTTCTTGGAGTGGTGTATATTATAACGAAGCAACTTGTAAGAGAGATGTAGGATACCTAATAGATGCAGCAGCAACGGATGTATTATATGGTGGACAAGAAAGAAGTGTGATAGCAGGACAGTATTATTACTTATATCCTTCTAACGCAATCAATAAAGGTGTACCATCTACTCAAAATCAATTAGACCCAACCCTTACTGGTATCAGATATGCTGGAAAGACAGCTAAAAAAGTAATAACTAATCCAACTTATTTAGTACCATCTGCATCTCTATTAACAACAGCAAAATTGTTGACAGATAATAAAGAATTGATACAAAAAGAAACTATACTATTCTTATCTTCATCTTGGAGTAATTTGAAATACAATGAAGTAAGTTGTAGTAGAGATTTAGGATTTATCATAGATGCAATCAGAACTGACTTAGTTTATGGTGGTAATGAAAGAAGTATTGAAGCTGGTTCATATTATTATAAATTCCCATCAGTAGCAATATTAGATAGTTATGGTGATAATAATGGACAAAAGAAGCAAACGATAGATGGCATAAACTTCGCAAGAGGAATATCTGAAAAAATTGTAGCAAATACTCTATTAACTTACTTAGCACCATCTACTAAGAGAAGACAAGCAGCTGAAAGATTGAAATCTGGTAAAGATGAATTGAAACAAAGAGCAATTGGATATACAAATGGAGCTTTTCCATATTTAGTATATAATGAGGCAAGTTGTTCACGTGATACAGGATTTATTGTAGATGCAGCTGTAACGGATTTATTGTATGGTGGAAATGAAAGAGGAATCAGAGCAGCATCTTCATATTATGATGGTCAGTACGGAAGTGCAATAGCTGTGACTAGAGACCAATTATTAGAAACATTGGAAACAAATCGTTATCTAAGAACTAGAGCAGAGTTTATAGCAGCTGGGGCACCATTAGAATCATTTGGTTCTTTGATTGTAGCAACTGGTATTGACTACTCTTATAATGGTAGTGGTGTGACATTCAAAGCACTTCCTCCAAATCAGGGTGGTAGTGGTGTGGCTGACCCAATATACGAAATTACCGAATTGGGTGGAGGTAGAATCTTCTTCACATCTGGTAATCAGGATGGTGACTTTAGAATTGGTACGGGATTAAGTATTAATCAGGCAACTGGTACTCTTGTGGGTAGAACATTTAGTAAATCTCTATTCTCATTAGTAACTCCGTTCTCATTGGCACTACAAATATAAAAAAGAAAATAAAAAAATAAAAAAATGGCAGAAGTTTTTGTACCCTTAAATCGGTTTCAGTCAGTAGTAACAGGATTGACTGGAGAGCCCGATGAAATTTATACAACACCGGCAGGTGTGTCATCTATTGTGTTATCTTGTCAAATTACAAATAATAGTTTGGTAACACAACCCGTAACTATATTTGTAACATCAAATAAAGAAATACCTGTACCTGAATTTGGAAATGTATATAGTGGTAGTTCATTTATAAGTTCTTCTGTAAATTTATTAAATTTTAGTGGCAGTTTTGCTAGTGCATCTTTATTATTAAATGCAAATAGACAATTTTTAAGAAAAGAAATTGCAGCATATACACAAAACCAAAATAGTTTATCAGAAACTCCATTTACTTTTATATCATCTTATTTTGAACAAAATACTTTGGATGATGTGGATGCAATAAAATATGATATCGTTAATAACACAACAATTAGAACAAATAAAGCAGCAAAAGCATACTTTGATAAAAATGGTGTATCTTTAATTGATTCAACTGAATATTCTGCATCTATATTTGCTTTAGATTATTTAAAAGTATTATCAAATCAAATTATAAAAAACGAATCTGTAACTGGTTCTGCACTTTCACCATTATTATTTCAAAGTGGAGTTACTCAATCTGTATTGACATCATTTAATAACGGAACAAACGCTGGAGTTTCTGCATCTATATATGTTGTAAATTCTTTGGTAGATGTAATTAAAAAAACAATTGAAGCTCCTGTATTTATTGAACAGGAAGCTGTAAGATTAGTGACTAACGTAACAATACCACCAGCTGATTCACTTTCACCGGTGGTTTCTGGTAAATTAGTATTGGAAGAAACTTATGGATTTATTGTTTCTGGTTCAACTCAATTGACTGTGGTTCTTTCTTTGTTAGAAAGTGCAAATGAATAACAATAATATCATTGATTGATATTTATAAGGGATTCTCTATATTTATAACAAAGCTGGAAAGTAACGCATGGCAATAAGTAATCTATTAACGGGCAGGGTAAGGGTTGTAAGCCCGAAAAATGTAACATCTGACAGGTATCAATTCTTGGATTTATCTCAAGCAGAGCCGAATTTGGGTGTTCCTAGCTTTTCTGCATCATTATTAACGAATCCTGCTATTGTAGTTTCGGATAGTGAAGGTAATAGAGGATTTGCAAGAACAATTAGTTTAGACCAAATTTCAGGTTCTTTTTCTGGTTCATTTCAAGGGGATGGTAGTAACTTAACAAATCTACCTGCAGCAATTAGAATAGCTAGTGGTTCAGCAACTGCATCTTTTATAGGAGGCAATTTAGTTGTAAATACAAATACAACAGTTCAAGGAAATTTAATTGTAAGAGATTCTATATTTGCAGAACAATTAGTAGTATCTTATATTTCATCATCTGTAATATATTCATCGGGTTCAAATAAGTTTGGAGATGATATATTAGATATACAACAAATAACTGGTTCACTTAATATTAGTGGTAGTGTTATAATAACTGGTTCTCTTAAAGCCCAAGAAATAACAGGTTCTGTATCTGGTGCATTTACTGGAGATGGTGCTGGATTGTTTAACATTCCTCGTTCTGCATTTAGTGGTGATTCATTTAGAATAGCTAGTGGTAGTGTAACTGCTTCCGTAGACCCTACATATGGATTTAAAGTTGAATCGGCATTAAGTGGTTCTGAATTTACTGGTAGTGTGGATATTAGTGGTAGTATATCAGCATCGTTATTTATTGGAGATGGTAGAGGATTATTTAATTTACCAGCTTTAACAGCAACATTAATAGCAAGTGGTTCTGCAACTGCATCTATCGCACCAAACACTGGATTGGTTGTAAATACATTCTCAACATTCCAATTTCCAGTATCCGCATCAATGTTTAGTGGTAGTGGTAAGGGATTATTTGATATTCCACAATCAGCTTTAGCAGAGGATGCAACTTTAATAGCAAGTGGTAGTGTAACGGCATCGGTATCACCTAATTTTGGATTTAGAGTAGAATCTGCTACGGTTGGTTCTCAGATAACTGGTAGCATGTTTGTTACTGGTAATATTCAATTGGGTGTTGGTGGTGTTTATTCTGGTAGTGGTGCAAGATTATTCGATATACCACGTTCAGCATTAACTCCGGATGCATTGGTAGCAACATTAATAGCAAGTGGTAGTGTAACGGCATCAACATCTCCGGATTTTGGATTTAAAGTAATATCTGCACAAAGTGGTTCTAGTTTTACTGGTAGTTTATTTGTAAGTGGTGGAATTGAAATTAATTCTGGTTCATCTTACTCTGGTAGTGGTGCTAGATTATTTGATATTCCAGTAAGAGCATTAAGAGATTTAGACTTATCTAAGATTTCAAGCGGTTCGGCAACGGCATCAATTTCTCCTGATAAAGGATTGGTGGTAAATACATTCTCTACATTTAGTGGAAGTATGCTTATTTCAGCATCTAAGCAATATTTTCCATCCGAATCTATACAAACTGTATTTAACGTAACTAATAATGATAATTTAAATTATAATTTTACTGGGGCAGCTATTGGTTCGAATCCAACATTAACATTAGTAAGAGGTATAACTTATATTTTTAATTTAAATGTAAGCGGACATCCTTTTCAAATAAAAACAATTAATACAACCGGAACAAACGATTTATATAATACGGGTGTAACGAATAATGGAGGTCAAGTTGGTACTTTAATATTTGCAGTACCATCAAATGCACCTGATAGACTTTATTATATTTGTCAATTCCATGCATCTATGGCTGGTACTATTAATATAGTAGATGGATTATTGCAAAAAGGTGATGGTGTTACCATAACAGGAAGTTTGGATGTTAGTGATATTATTAGAGCTAGAGAATTTACTGGCTCATTTAGTGGTTCGTTTTTCCAAGGTGATGGTGGGGGATTATTTAATATTCCAAGAGCAGCATTTACTGGAGATTCTCCTAGAATAGCAAGTGGTTCTGTAACGGCTTCTGTAAGTCCTGATGATGGGTTTTTAGTAAAATCAGTTGAAAGTGGTTCAACTTTTAGTGGGTCTGTTGATATTAGTGGTTCTTTAATTATATTTGGAAATTTAATTGGACAAGAAATTAGTGGTTCAAGCTTTAGTGGTTCATTTCAAGGAGATGGTAGTAGATTAACAAATATAAACGTACCACCTCAAGTTGCAACAAAGATAGTATCTGGTTCGGTAACAGCTTCTGTAAGTCCTGATTCTGGATTCGTAGTAGTATCTTCTGATAAAGGTTCTCAATTTACTGGTAGTATATTTTTAAGTGGTAGTATATTTGGAAATTCAAGTATAGAAATATCCAGTGGTTCGTTTAGCGGTAGTGGTGCTAGATTATTTGATATACCAAGAGCAGCTTTAACGCCAGATGCTTTATTATCTACTGAAATAAAAAGTGGTAGTGTAACGGCATCGGTTAGTCCTGAATTTGGATTTAAAGTATTATCTGCGGAAAGTGGTTCTCAATTTACTGGTAGTTTATTTGTTAGTGGTAATATATCATTAGCAAGTGGTTCATCTTATTCTGGTAGTGGTAAAAATTTATTTGATATCCCACTATCAGCATTGGCAAACTTAGACCTTTCTAAAATTTTCTCTGGTTCGGCAACTGCATCAATTTCTCCTGATAGAGGATTTGAGGTATTCGCTTCAGTATCAAACTTTTCTGGTTCAGTATCAGCATCCGTATTTAGTGGTAGTGGTAAAGGATTAACAGATATTCCATTTTCAGCGTTATCAGAAGAATTAAAAAGAATTGCTAGTGGAAGTGTAACTGCATCGGTTTCTCCTGATGATGGATTTAGAGTAATATCAGCTGAAAGTGGTTCTCAATTTACAGGTTCTTTATTTGTAACTGGTGGATACATTAGAGTTGAGACTGGCTCATTTTTCTCTGGTTCTGGTGCTGGATTAAAAGATATTCCTAGAAACGCATTGACCGAAGATGCTTTAATATCTACCGAAATTAAAAGTGGTAGTGTAACTGCATCTGTTTCTCCTGATTTTGGATTTAGAGTAATATCAGCTGAAAGTGGTTCGCAATTTACTGGTAGTTTATTTGTAACTGGTGGATATATTAGAGTTGAGACTGGTTCTTTCTTTAGTGGTAGTGGTGCTGGATTATCTGATATTCCTGAATCTGCATTATCATTTAAAATTAATAGAATTGCAAGTGGTTCGGTAACTGCATCAATTTCGCCTGATTATGGGCTTAGAGTAAATACATTTTCTACAATTAGTGGAAGTTTTATAGTATCATCTTCTGCAAGAGAATTAGCATATTCTGATATAGATACTGTATTTAACGTAACCAATGCTGGAAGTAGTGCATATAATATAAGTAATAGATTAGTAAGTGGTTCAAACCCAACTTTAACTTTAGTTAGAAATGTAAATTATACATTTAATGTAAATGCTAGTGGGCATCCATTTTGGATTAAAGATACAAATAGTACAGGTACTGCAAACTCATATGATACTTGGGTAACTAATAATGGTGATGATGTTGGTGTTATAACATTTTTAGTTTCAGGAAGTGCACCGAATACACTTTATTATAATTGTCAATTACATGGTTCAATGGCCGGCACTATTAATGTAGTAGATGCATTATATGTTCCAGCAGAAATAAAATTAATTGGAGATACAAAAGTAATTGGTGTAGTAACTGCTTCTGTATTTAGTGGTAGTGGTAAAGGATTATTTGATATTCCTTTCTCAAATATTACTGGTGATGCAGTACGAATAGCAACTGGTAGTATAACAGCATCGGTATCACCACAAAAAGGATTTTTTGTTGAATCAGTTGAAAGTGGTTCATCTTTTAGTGGAAGTATTTTAATTGATTCATCTTCTTTTATTTATTCAGAAGGTACTTATTTACGAAATATTCCTCGTTCTGCATTAACTGAAGATGCATTAGCTTCATCTGAAATTAAATCAGGTTCAGTAACAGCATCGGTATCTCCTGTATTTGGATTTATAGTAAAAACACCATTTACTTCATCAGTAAGTGAAAGTTTCTTTGTTACACAAATAGCATCTCAATTTACGGGTTCAATATCCGTATCTGGTAGTTTATTTGTAAATGATACAAGCGGAGGACTATTTATAGATTCATCATCATTTATATTTGCTGATGGAACATATCTTAGAAATATTCCTCGTTCTGCATTAACTGAAGATGCACTATTATCATCGTTTATTGTATCTGGTTCAGTAACGGCATCTGTAAGTCCTGATTTTGGATTTAAAGTAATAGCAACTAATATATTTAGTGGTTCTGAGTTTGGTTCTCAATTTACTGGAAGTGTTGATGTAAGTGGAAGTGTTAGAGCATTTAGATTTATAGGAGATGGTTCTCAAATTACAAATGTACAAGCGGCAGCATCACCTTTAATAGCAAGTGGTTCTGCAACGGCTTCGGTAGCTAGTGGTGATACTTTTGTAGTTACAACCGGTGCAACTGGTTCTGGCTTAAATTATCAAATTGGTACTCGTATAACTGGTAGTGTTGATGTTAGTGGTAGTTTAAAAGCTCAATTTATATTAGGTGATGGTAGATTTATAACAAACGTACAAGCGGCAGCTGCACCATTCATTGGTAGTGGTTCTGCAACTGCATCGGTTCAAAGTGGTGATTCCTTTGTAGTAACAACTGGAGCAACTGGTTCGGCCATTGGTTCTAGATTTACGGGTTCAATTGACGTAAGTGGTAGTGTTAGAGCATTTTCATTCATTGGAGATGGTTCTCAATTAACGAATGTACAAGCATCTGCAGCTCCATTAATAGCAAGTGGTTCTGCAACGGCATCCGTTCAAAGTGGAATACAATTTGTAGTAACAACGAATGGTGTATTCTCAAGTGTAGGTTCTAATTCTGGTTCTTATTATGGTTCTATATTCACTGGTTCGGTAAGTATTAGTGGTTCGATATCATCATCTCGTTTTGAAGGTGATGGTGGTGGATTGTTTAATATCCCAGCATCGGCATTAGAAGATTTACAATTAAGTATAATTCAATCTGGTTCTGGTAGAGCAATTGTAGACCCAGAAAAATTAGATGTAAACGTACCTATAACAGCTGCATTATTTATTGGTGATGGTGGTGGATTATTTAACATTCCGGCAAACGCATTACAAGACCTTAAATTAGATAGAGTTATATCTGGTTCGGTTGAAGGTGTGATATCTCCAAATAAAGGATTTGAAGTAAATACATCTGTAAGAATATTCTCTGGTTCACTAACTGTGAGTGGTTCGGTATTTGTTAGTGGTGGAAATGTAATAGCAGCATCTGGTTCTTCATTTATTGGAGATGGTAGTGGATTAAGAAATATCAATATCGCTAATTTAGCATTTGAAACTTCTCTATTACAATCTGGTTCTGTAACTGCACAAATCTCTCCAAATTTAGGATTAGTTGTAAATACATCAGCATCTATACAAGGTGATTTGAATGTATTGAATAAAATATTAGTAAATAATATTACGGCAAGTAATGTTATTAAATCTCAATTATTTACCGGTTCATTCTTAGGTACATATAATTTCCAAGGAGTTGGGGCTACGGCTAGTGCAGAATATGATATTTTAAGATTCAATCCAACACAAGGATATTTCATACCTCAGCCGGAAACATCATTAACTGAAACAGTAGCATTTAATAATGTAAGTAATTTAACTATTGTACACAATTTGGGTATAAAATATCCAATGGTTCAGGTGTACGCTACTGGTTCTGAAGACCAAATTTTACCTGGAACAATAAAATCAATTGATGATGATACTATACAAATTGTATTTAGTGGATTAACATCTGGACATGTTGTAATTGGTAGTGGTGGTTCTTTAATAAATGGAACTATTAATGGAGATAGGGTATTTGGTGAAGTTTATTCGGCATCTTATGCTAGGAGAGCAGCTTTAGCAGACGCTGTAACTGGATTTGATTCGGCATCGTTGGTAGCATTATCAGCATCGTTATCAAATGCAAACGCTTATGTAAGAAATGACCAAACAGCTTCAATGGCTGTTTTAAATTCTAAATTTGCAGAAACTGCATCATATGTAGCTGATTTAAGTAATCTTAATTTAACTGATTATGTAAGAAATAGTAGAACATCTTCAATGACTGTTGGTACTGCTTCTTTAGCAATTACCGCATCATATGCATTATTTGCACAAAATGCATCAAACGTTGATACGGCTAACTTTATACAAAATTTCCAAACCGCATCAATGAGAGTTGGTACGGCTTCATTGGCAATATTTGCATTTACCGCATCATACGCTTTAAATGCAGCTGGAAGTGATACTTCATCGTTCTTACAAATTAATACTGACCAAACTTTTAGAGCATCTTTAGTAGTTAGTGCTAGTTTGGGTGTGAGTGGTAGTGTATTTTTTGGAAATTTACCATCTGCATCATATGAGCAAGTAGTAATATGGGATACAGTAACAAAAAAATTAGGATATAGAAATATAGCAGCAGCTGTGGGTTCATCTGGTACATCAGGAACTTCTGGTATAAGTGGAACGGATGGTACATCAGGAACTTCTGGTACAAGTGGTACAAGCGGTACTTCTGGGACTTCTGGAACATCTGGAGTAGATGGTACATCAGGAACTTCTGGTACATCAGGAACTTCTGGTACATCAGGAACTTCTGGAACTTCTGGATTAGATGGTACATCAGGAACTTCTGGTACATCAGGAACATCAGGAACTTCTGGTACATCAGGAACATCAGGAACTTCTGGAACTTCTGGAACTTCTGGAACATCGGGAACTTCTGGAACATCTGGAACATCGGGAACTTCTGGAACATCTGGGACATCGGGAACTTCTGGAACATCAGGCACAAGCGGAACATCTGGAACATCAGGCACAAGCGGAACATCAGGAACTTCTGGAACTTCTGGAACATCAGGAACATCAGGAACAAGCGGTACAAATGGAACTGCAGGAAGTGGTGGTTCATCAGGAACTTCTGGAACATCAGGAACTTCTGGAACATCAGGAACTTCTGGAACATCGGGAACAAGCGGTACAAATGGTTCTGCTGGTACAGCAGGTACTTCTGGTACATCGGGTACTTCAGGAACTTCTGGTTCTAATGGTAGTAGTGGTACTTCGGGAACTTCTGGTACATCGGGAACTTCTGGTACATCGGGAACTTCTGGTAGTGGTGGTGATAGTGGTAGTAGTGGAACATCTGGTAGTGGTGGTTCTTCTGGTACATCTGGAACAAGTGGTACATCTGGTTCAACTGGTTCAGATGGTACATCAGGAACTTCTGGTACATCCGGCTCAGCTGGACAAGATGGTACATCGGGAACTTCTGGTTCATCAGGAACTTCTGGTTCAACTGGTTCGGCTGGAACTTCAGGTACATCGGGAACTTCTGGAACTTCTGGAACATCAGGAACTTCTGGTTCGGATGGTACATCAGGTTCATCTGGTACAAGCGGTACATCGGGAACTTCTGGAACAAGCGGTACATCTGGTACAAGTGGTAGTGACGGTTCATCTGGTACAAGTGGTACTAGTGGTAGTAGTGGTACTTCGGGAACTTCGGGAACTTCTGGTACATCGGGAACATCGGGCACAAGTGGTAGTGATGGTTCATCTGGTACAAGCGGTACATCAGGAACTTCTGGTACAAGCGGCGTTGGTACTGATGGTACATCTGGTACATCAGGAACTTCTGGAGAAAGTGGTTCATCTGGAACTTCAGGCACATCTGGTACAAGTGGCACAAATGGTAGTGCTGGTTCAAGTGGTACAAGTGGTGTTGGTACTGATGGTACATCAGGAACTTCAGGAACTTCTGGAGAAAGTGGTTCATCAGGAACTTCTGGAGCAAGTGGTACATCGGGAACTTCAGGTACAAATGGTTCAGCTGGTACATCCGGTACAAATGGTTCAGATGGAACTTCTGGAACATCAGGAACTTCTGGTAGTGATGGAACAAGCGGTACAAGCGGCACAAGTGGTAGTGATGGAACTTCTGGAACATCTGGAAGTGGTGGTACAAGTGGTACATCAGGAACATCTGGATTAGATGGAACTTTCTTTGGTAGTAGTGGTACTTCTGGTACAAGCGGTACAAGTGGCACATCAGGAACTTCAGGAACTTCTGGAGAAAATGGTTCATCAGGAACTTCTGGTTTAAACGGAACATTCTTTGGTAGTAGTGGTACAAGCGGCGTAAGTGGTTCTGATGGTACATCGGGAACATCAGGAACTTCTGGAGAAAATGGCTCATCGGGAACTTCTGGAGAAAATGGTTCTTCTGGAACTTCTGGATTAAATGGTACATTCTTTGGTAGTAGCGGTACTTCTGGAACATCGGGAGAAAGTGGAAGTAGTGGAACGAGTGGAATAAATGGTACGGATGGTACTAGCGGAACTTCAGGAACTTCTGGATTAAACGGAACTTTCTTTGGTTCTTCAGGAACTTCTGGTATAAATGGTACTGATGGTACGTCTGGTACAAGTGGTACAAGTGGTACATCGGGAATAAATGGTACTGATGGTACTTCAGGAACTTCTGGATTGAATGGTACAATGTTTGGAAGTAGTGGTACTTCTGGAATAAGTGGTACTTCAGGTACTTCTGGAGAAAGTGGTTCTTCTGGAACTTCTGGAACTTCAGGAACTTCTGGTTTAAATGGTACAATGTTTGGAAGTAGTGGAACATCTGGTTTTGATGGTACTTCTGGTACAAGCGGAGCTGGTACATCTGGAACTTCTGGAGAAAGTGGTTCATCGGGAACTTCTGGTTTAAATGGTACAATGTTTGGAAGTAGTGGTACTTCTGGAGAAAGTGGTTCATCGGGAACTTCTGGTTTAAATGGCACGGATGGTTCATCAGGAACTTCTGGTACATCGGGAACATCAGGAACTTCTGGATTAAATGGAACTTTCTTTGGAAGTAGTGGTACAAGTGGTACTTCAGGAGTAAGTGGAAGTAGTGGTACTTCTGGAACTTCTGGAACTTCTGGTTCGGCTGGAACTTCTGGTTTAAATGGTACAATGTTTGGAAGTAGTGGTACTTCTGGAACATCGGGTACTTCCGGAGTAAGTGGTACATCGGGCACATCTGGTATTTCTGGGACAGCAGGAACTTCTGGATTGAATGGTACTATGTTTGGTAGTAGTGGTACAAGCGGCACATCAGGAACTTCTGGAGTATCTGGTTCTGCTGGTACATCGGGAACTTCAGGTACATCAGGAACTTCTGGATTAAATGGTACAATGTTCGGTTCATCAGGAACTTCTGGAATAAGTGGTACGGCTGGAACATCGGGAACGTCTGGATTAGGAACTTCTGGAACTTCTGGTACATCAGGAACTTCTGGTGTTAATGGTACATTCTTTGGTAGCAGTGGTACGAGTGGTATTAATGGTGAAACTGGCGCTTCCGGTTCTTCTGGTACATCAGGTACAAACGCTCCGGGATTTTCATCTGGTACTTCTGGTAGTGGTGGTGCAAATGGTACTTCTGGATTAAATGGTACATTCTTTGGTTCATCTGGGACTAGTGGTGCAAATGGTACATCGGGTACTAATTCACCGGCATTTTCATCTGGAACTTCTGGTACAAATGGATTTTCTTTGGTTGGAACAACCAATGATGGATTATTAACTTACACAAATGCACCCGTTGGTGCAACTGTTGAAAGTAATATAACATTTGATGGTACGAATTTAGCAGTAGTAGGTAACGTAATATCAACAACATATAGAGAAACATTTAATGATTTAGGAACTGGTGGAAGTGCAACATTGGATTTATCAACAGCAAACAACTTTAGAAGACAATTTAACGGAACTGCAACAATAACAATAACAAACGCACCTAATTCTCCAATTGGATTTGGATTTACATTAGTAACCGTAAATGCCGGAGCATATGCAATTACTTGGCCTGCTAGTGTTGATTGGGTTGGTGGAAGTGCGCCAATACTTACTTCTTCTGGAACTGATGTTTTAGTATTCTACACTTATAATGGTGGAACATCTTACTATGGATTTGTAACAGGTAAAAACTTAAGTTAATAATTATAGTTATGGGAATATTTAGAAGACTAGTAGAATCAGAAACATCGGCAGTTTTTCCGTTTGTATTTAGAATAACAACGACTACGGCTAATACTGTATTTACAACTCCTTTAGTAGATTATGGTGGTTTAACTCCTAATTTAACGATTAGCTGGGGAGATTCTACATCATCACCACTAATAACATCATCAAATTCAGTAGATAGAATACATACCTTTGTAACAGCCGGAACTTATACAATTACTATAAATGGATTTATGCCAGGTTTTCGTGTCGATAATAATGCTGGTATTAGAACTCTTGTTACGGAATTAGTACAATGGGGAATTGTTGGATTAAGAACTATAAATTTTTATGGATGTACTAATTTGACAGCAATACCTGGAAGTGCTTCATTGAGTGGTGTGGGTGGGTATACTGGTTTAGCAGAGGTAGTTTCTTTTGCCTCTTTTATGAGAGGTACTAGAATAACAGCAATTCCTGAGGATGTATTTGATTATTCACCAAACGCAACAACATTTACGGATAGTTTTTCTGGTATAACAACTATAACAACCGTACCAACTGGATTATTTGATAATGTAACTTTAGCAACAACATTTGCATCTTGCTTTTTTGCTTGTACTGGATTAACATCAGTACCTTCTACATTATTTGATACTAATACTTTAGTAGTAAACTTTTCATCAACTTTTAGAAATTGTAGAGCATTAACAAATGTATTACAATTTACATTTAATACAAACGTAACTATTTTTAATAATATTTATAATATGAGTTCAACTGTAAATTCATTAACGGGAACTGCACCTGAATTGTGGTTAAGAACTCCAACTCCATCTGGAACTGATGCATTCAACAATTGTACTGGTTTATCAAATTTTGCATCAATACCTGTAAACTTTAAATAATATGTATTTACGAATTATAGATGAAACAATAAACTATCCTTATAGTATTCCTCAATTAAGAGCAGCATTTCCAAATGTAAGCTTACCTAGCGAATTAACTGATACATCATTGATAGAGTGGGATATGTATGTAGTTACTCCAACTCCAATGCCAACCGATTACACAAAAAATATCACCGAAGGAACGCCTGTTTTAACTGATGGTGTATATTATCAAAATTGGATTCAAACCAATGCATCTCAAACTGAAATAGATTATAGATTAGAAAATCAATGGTTTATTGTTAGAGAAACTCGAAATGAATTATTGGTAGAGTGTGATTGGACACAATTAGCAGATGTATCAGCTGAAACAAAAGCAATTTGGTCTGAATACAGACAATCTTTAAGAGATATTACATCTCAACCCAATCCATTTAGTATAACTTGGCCTGTGAAACCTTAAAAGGAAAATTATTTATATTTATACACATAACACAAAAGTATATAGATATAGATGGTAATACATAGTCCAATATTTTCAGGTTCAATTATTCAAGCTTCAAATGCATACGCAAATTTAAGCGGTTCATTTACTGGTTCATTTACTGGTTCATTTAAAGGAACTATTGATGTATCTCAAGCATCTTTTGATTTTCTTAATATAAATCAAAGATTATCTGTTACTGGTTCTCAAATAATTACTGGTTCTATTAGATTAACACAAGGTGGTTATTTAGTAGATGGTGTGGACGTATTAGATTCGGCAATAGCCTTTGCAATAGCATTAGGATAAAAATAAAACAAAATGGCAAATACATTTAAAAATAGTATAACAAGTTCAATCGGAATAACAGGCGTAAAAGTATATGAAGCTCCGGCAGGAACAGCAGCAACTGTAATTGGTGTCAATGTAGCAAATACATCAACTCAAAATATTTCTGTAAGTGTAATGCTTAGAGATAATGGTGGAAACAAATGCGTATTTTTGGTAAAGAATGCTTTAATTGTACAAGGTAGTTCAAATGTTATGGTAGGTGGAGACCAAAAAGTTGTATTAGAAGCAACAGACTTTATTTCAGTTACATCATCGTTAGCAGCTTCGGCAGATGTAATTGTTTCAGTATTAGAATTGACATAATAAAAAGATATATTAAATGGCGTTTAACGGTAATAATCCAAATGGTTTAAATCAGACTAGTGTAAATAGTGTATCACTTTTTGTAAGTGGTTCTCCTATTTTAAATGCCTCATCTGAATCTGTTAATATTGTAGGAAATTTTAGTTCTTCTGCAGTACAAACAAATGTAATTGGAGTAATTGGTACATCACCACTTCAAATAAAAGCAAATACCCAAATTAGTGGCTCTTTTAATATTTCATCATCAATATCAGCATCTTTGTTTAGAGGAGATGGTAGTGGATTGTTTAATATATCAGCTACATCAATTGGTGATTTGGATAGATTAAAATCAGGTTCAGCAACGGCAATAATTTCTCCAAATAAAGGTTTAGTAGTTAATACTGATTTAACAGTAGCTGGTACAATAAATGCAACTGAATTAAAAGTAACTTACATTTCATCATCAATAATATACGCAAGTGGTTCATCAAAATTTGGTGATGCTCAAACTGATAAGCAAGAATTTACTGGAAGTGTTGGTATTACTGGTTCATTAACATTTGGTGTTGGCTCTTTACCGCAAGATGGTAGTACAAATGAAGTTTTAGTTTATAATACAACAACTGGTAGGGTTGGTGTAAAAACAGCAGCAGCAACATCAGGAACATCTGGTACTTCTGGAACATCGGGAACATCAGGAACATCTGGTTCATCTGGTACATCGGGTTCATCAGGAACTTCTGGTTCTCAGGGTTCGTCTGGAACTTCTGGAACATCAGGAACTTCTGGAACATCAGGAACTTCTGGTTCAACTGGTTCGGCTGGCACATCAGGAACTTCTGGAACATCAGGAACTTCTGGAACATCAGGAACTTCTGGTACAAGCGGTAGTAGTGGTACAAGTGGTACATCGGGAACTTCTGGAACATCAGGCTCAACAGGTAGTAGTGGTACAACGGGTTCGGCAGGAACTTCTGGAACATCAGGAACTTCTGGAACATCAGGAACTTCTGGTACAAGCGGTACATCTGGACTAAGTGGTAGTAGTGGAACAAGCGGTACGAGTGGTTCATCGGGAATAAGTGGTACAAATGGTACGGGTGGTACAACTGGTACAGCTGGTACATCGGGAACCTCTGGAAGAAGTGGTAGTAGTGGTACTTCGGGAACTTCTGGAACTGCAGGAAGTGGTGGTATAACTGGTGGTGGCGGTTCAAATGGAACATCAGGAACTTCTGGTAGTAGTGGGACAAGCGGTACAAGTGGAACGAATGGAACGGCTGGTAGTGGAGGTTCATCGGGAACTTCAGGTATAACTGGAGCCGGTGGAGGAAGTGGTTCATCGGGAACTTCGGGAACAAGTGGAAGTAGAGGTACATCAGGAACTTCTGGTTCATCAGGAACTTCTGGTTCATCTGGAACTTCTGGAATAAGTGGTAGTGGGGGTTCATCGGGAACTTCAGGAACTTCGGGAACAAGTGGAAGTAGAGGTACATCAGGAACTTCTGGAGCACAAGGTTCATCGGGTTCAGCAGGAACATCAGGAACATCAGGAACTTCTGGAGCACAAGGTTCATCGGGTTCAGCAGGAACATCAGGAACTTCTGGTACATCTGGAATTTCAGGTTCGGCAGGTACATCGGGAACATCTGGAACTTCTGGAGCACAAGGTTCTTCTGGTTCAGCAGGAACATCTGGAACTTCTGGAGCACAAGGTTCTTCTGGTTCAGCAGGAACTTCTGGTACAAGTGGTAGTAGAGGCACTTCAGGAACTTCTGGTATAAGTGGTAGTAGTGGGACTAGTGGTAGTAGTGGGGTGAGTGGTTCGGCTGGAACTTCAGGAACTTCTGGTACAAGTGGTTCGGCTGGAACTTCTGGTACAAGTGGTAGTAGAGGTACTTCAGGAACTTCTGGTACAAGTGGCTCATCGGGAACTTCTGGAGTAAGTGGTTCTGCTGGTACAAGCGGTAGTAGTGGTACTTCTGGTTCTTCTGGAACTTCTGGAAGTAGTGGTACTTCTGGTTCTTCTGGAACTTCTGGAAGTAGTGGAACATCAGGTACGCGTGGTACATCTGGTACATCTGGATTATTAGCATTAACTGGTACAACTGATAATGGTGTAATCACACTAAATGGTTCAGCTCCTAACGGAACTGTTGAAGCAAATTTAAGATTCGATGGTACTACATTAGCAGTAACTGGTAACGCTACAATTAGTGGTGACCTTACTGTAAGTGGTACAACAACATATATTAATACAACAACTCTTAACGTAGGTGATAATATCCTTACACTTAACGCAGATATTGGAGCATCAACTGCACCAACTGAAAATGCAGGTATAGAAGTTAAGAGAGGTAATGCAGCAACGAAAGCATTTTATTGGGAAGAAGCAAATGATAGATGGTATGCCGAAGATGGTCTTTATGTAGCAGGTAATGTAGTTCTTAGTGGAACTGTTGATAGTGGACAAGGAGCAACTGAAGTTCATTTAATGAACCAAAATGTTCGTACAACTGATTCACCATCATTCAATAGAATAACATCAACTGTAGCAACTGGTACATCACCATTAGCAGTATCATCTACAACTTTAGTTAGTAACTTAAACTCTGATTATTTAGGTGGACAACAAAATTCATCATTCTTTAGAAATTTAAGTGGAGGTACTGGTACTAGTATTGATACTTATGTTGATAATGGATTTAGAACCTTAAGTTATACAGGATATAGTTCTGGATTGTGGTCTACTAATATGGGTGGTTCTACTGGAACAGTTCAAATGGAGTTTGAATATAATACTCCTGTTAGAGGATTCAAAATAAGAAATAGAACGGATAATACATCTTGGTCATCGGTTGGATGGGTAACTATGACAACTGCAAATCAAGGACATATTGCTGGAACAATTTGGCATAGTGCAAATGATGGAACTGGTACTGGATTGGATGCGGATTTATGGGATGGTTACCAATTCTCAGATTATTTAAACCAACCGGTTAGAACAACTGATAACGTAACACATAATAGACTAACATTAGGAGTTGCAACTGGTACATCTCCATTGGTAGTTTCATCAACTACATTAGTATCAAGCCTCAATTCAGATTTATTGGATGGGCAAGAAGGTACTTATTATGACCAAAGACAATATACAAGAGCAGATAACTATTTAGGTGGTTATTATGTGAGTGGTGGTAGTGAAAAACCAAACAACGCTATATTTGGAGCTGGTAAGTTTAAGGTAGCAATGTTATCCAGTGGTAATTTAGGATTTAGTGGTCCTTGGAGTGATGTGTTATGGACAAGTACATATAGTGGTGGTGATGTTAAGAGTAGTTTCGCTATTGTAAGTGACAAATACTCAGAAAATGTTTTCTTCGCAAAACAAGCATTTGATTCGGCAAATTGGGGAAGTGGTAGATTAGTTCTTACTGATTTCAATTCTCCATATGCATATTATATGAATCAGTATGTTCGTACAACCGATTCTCCTACTTTTAATGATTTAACAGTAACAGGTAGAGCTGTAATTGGTGGTAACTTTAGTAATCAGGCATATAGTTCAGTAGGTTCTACTAGATTACATTTTGGTGGTGGTGATAGTGATGCAAATAGTAATTACTACATTGGTACTAATATAGAAAATTTTGGAGGTTCATATACCAAATTAGATTTAAGATGGCACACTGGTATTCGTATGGGTGCACAACCTGGATATGGTGGAGTTCGTTTCTATAATAATGAAGATTTAGATGCAGTTATTTTATCAGTTGGTACTAGTGATGCAAACGTTAAAGTAACAAATAGTTTAATAGCTGGAAGTACTGGTACTCCTCAAGCTACTATACAAGCCGTTGGTAATTTAAGATGGTCTTCTGGTGGTAACTCATATTACACTTATAGTGATATGGATAGTGGCGGTCTTTATATTGAGACTGTTGATAATGGCACCAGCCGTGCAAAAATGAGATTCCAAACTAGACCATCAAACTCTGGAGCATATACAACATATCAAATTGATGCTAATAACAACGCTCATTATTGGAGTATTAATGGAACAAATTATTTAACATTAGATACTGGTAATTTGAATGTAAACAATGCCGGTTTAATTGTAAATGGTTTAGCAAGATTCAATAGTAGTGGCGCTCCGTTTATGAGATGGCATAATACATCTGCATCTGGATATATGTTATTGGGAATGTATGATGATAATAGTACTCAAAGAGTTTGGTTTGGTATGGGTGGTAGAACACAATCTTTTGGTTCTTATGCAGCATATTCTACTGATGGATTATCTATGAATTTAGATGGAGCTGGGGCAATTAATATATCAAATAGAGGTTCATCAAAAAGAATCAATTTAAATACTGGTACTGAAGGTGCATCGAATTTTACTACATTAAGAATGGTAAATCAGGAAGTATATGTAACGCCTGATTCGGTAAATGGTAATTTACGTTCACCACTATATTATGTTTCGGATGATACAACTTATTTATGGAATAGTAATAGAATAGTAGTAAACCAAGTAACATTCCCTTATAGAGAATGGGATTATAGTTGGGGAGCTCATGGTACTGGTAGTGGTACTCAATCAATGTCCTTTAGAATGTGGGATAGTTACACTCAAAGTGGAGCACCTTCATCTTATGGTACATTAATTGAATATTATGGATTAGGTGGGCATCAACATGACCAATACTATTTCTATCAGGGTGAAATTCTTCATAGATACGGATGGTATGGTACTACGAACTGGCAAAGTGGGTGGAGAGCAATGTTGCATGCTGGAAACTATTCTGGATACGCAATTCCTATTAGTGGTGGTATAAATATGACTGGTTCTTATGGTTTAAATGACCAAAGATTATATCTAAGAACTAACGGAGATACCAATCACTTTATATGGAATGCGGATGATGATTGGGAAGAAATGAGATACTATTTTGGAACTGGATTTAGAGTTCAAAGTAGTAATGGTGTAACATCGGCAACATTTACAAATAGTGGTATTAACGCCGTTAATATGACCATTGGTGGCGCACAAGTTTGGTATAATAGTGGTGGTTGGTTAGGTGATTTAGCATCTTATGGATTTACTAGAGCTTGGGGACATGCTATGTCTGGGGGTTCTGAATTTGTAATCCTATATAAAGGTGGACAAGGATATACATTAGTTGATGGCTCTTATTACGCTTACGAAGCAGGTGGATTCTATTCATCAAATAACTCAGCAGGAAACACATTATTAGGATTTAATGCAGATAGTACATCTTCTGTTAGATTTAATTCGGCAGTTAGAATTGGTACAAACAATAACCTTTACTTAGATTACAACTACGGACAATCTGTTGTAGGTGTTTATACATCTACTAGATATCAGGGTGTATTCGCAATGGGTGATTCATATAAATTAGCAATTGATGGTTCATCTCCTGGTTCTTTATATGGTTTAGCTTGGTCACATCCAAACGCTGGAGGACAAGCTGGATTCTTAAATGACCACGGATTATTGGTAATGAACTATGGTACTACATTCGCAGCAATTTCTTCTAGAATTTGGGCAAGAGACCAAATGAACGCACCAATCTATTACGATAGAGATACTGGTTACTATTTTGATGGTAACGGAAATACTAACTGGCAAGGTTTGACCGATTATGGTAAAATGAGAATTGGACAGACTGCAAAAGGTAACTTCCGTAGAAATGATTATACTGGGGATTCTAACTATTGGGTAGGTTCAATGGGTTGGGGTACAACTGACCTTATTTCAGTATTTACTTGGGGTAGTGGATTCTTTGATACGTGGAGTAACCCAGCTAACCAACCCGCTGGTACATCTCACTGGACTGGAGTTCAGGCACTTCACTATGTAAGTTCATATAATAGTGGATATGGGTGGCAATTAGTTGGTGGACCTATTGAAGGTGCATGGTGGACATCTTATTGGAGTTCAAAGCGTGCTTGGTATAAGTTAGCAATGTACGGATTGAATGAAGTTGGTGTTGGTTCACTATATTCTACAATTATGTACGATGCCAATGACACATCTCGATATGTAGACCCTAATGGATATAGTTATTTTACAAACACTGGTTTAGTATTAGAAGTTGTAAAACTTGGAACAGGTCCTAATAGTAGAGCATTTATGGCAGCAAACAACCAGGGTGATAACTCTTGGGGTATTGTTGGTGAATTTAGAGTAAATGGTGGACCTGGAGGTGATAGACCTTCTATCTTATTCTCAAGCGGATTTAATAGTAATACATGGTCTTGTGGATATGGATATGCAGATGATTCTTATTTTAGAATCAACCACGACCACGGCCATAGAAACCAAAGTTGGGGTACTACTGATTTCTATATAGATAGGGGTGGTAACTCATATTCAAATGGTAGTTCTAGAGCACCTATATTCTATGACCAAAACAATACAGGATATTATACTGACCCTACTGGATATTCTCAAATGAGTTCTGGTGAATTCAATAACTATATGAGAGCAGCTCGTATTGATTTTATTGGTACGGGTGGTAACTCTGGACAAGGTACAAATGCATACTCTATCTTCCAAGAAGGTGGTGGATGGGGTTATCCTTATCCGGATTTAAGAATTGCATACCATACTGGTATTAAATTGGGAGGAAATGCTGGTTCTTATGAAGGAACTAGAGTTTATTCTGATTACGATATGAGTGATTTGTGTATCCAATTGGCAGGTTCATCAAACTATTCATTTAAGTATAAGTGGATGTGGACAAATGATACTGGATATTACGCCAGTCAAAACGGAGCTCACTGGTATCCAAACAACATCACATATGGTGCTTGGAGAATGAATGGTAATAGAAATGGATGGTATGGACACGTAATCGATTCAGCATATTTACCTCACTATATGTGGGAGAGTGGTAATGGTGGTTGTTATTTACAAGACGCTGGAAGATGGGTATGGTATCATTCATTGGGAAATAACTGTACGGGATTTTGTACATCTTCAACATCTGGAGCATATGGTATATATGTAGCTAAAGGTATTTATTCTGAAGGTAATATAGTAGCTTATTCTGATAGACGAGCAAAAGAAAATATTATAACTGTTGATAATGCTTTAGATAAAGTATCACAAATGAGAGGTGTATTTTATAGTAGAATTAATGATGAAACCAAAAAAAGAAATATAGGGGTAATTGCACAAGAAGTAGAAAAAATATTACCTGAGGTAGTAACATACGCAGCTGATGTGGATGAGTATGGTGTTTCATATGGTAATTTTGCTGGTTTATTTATTGAAGCAATAAAAGAACAAAATGAAATTATAAAAAAACAATCAGCTGAAATTAAAGAATTGAAAGAAATTTTAAATAATTTAATACTTAATATTAAAGGATAATAATATGGCACTAATTAGAGATTACGAATTACCAGGAACTGGATTGACTGTACCAAATGCATATCACGTTGTTACAAATATAAAAGTTGAAAAAAGAATGGCAGATTTCAAGCCACCTGTTGACCTATCTAGACCCGATGGTTTAACGCCAATGAATAGAAGCGCAGGTACGGAAGTATATTGGTCTGCTGGATATACTGGAGAAGTGGCAGTAACTATTTGGGTAAATAAAGCTGCAAGGGATGCCAATGCAAACCCAATTGGATTTATAGGAACTAACCCATCTGATAATAAACATGGTGTTAGTATTGGTACTGCTGGTATGGACCATAAGTGCGTATTTTTTATAGACCAATCATCACCATTGGACCATATGGCACAAGCATATAGACATTTATTAACTACCGATTATTATAGTGGTTCATTGGAAGTTTAAAATCAATATATTTATATAATATAAAATAAAAAATTATGGCATTAACATACGAATGGAAATTAATAGGACTTAAAAAGCAAAACACAGAAAATTTATCTGATGTAATTGTTGGTACTAATTGGAGATTAACAGGTACCGATGAAGATGGTAATAGTGGTATATTCAATGGAGCAACTCCTTTTCAAATACAAGACCTTAACGGTGATGGTTTTGTAGATTATAGAGATTTGACAGAAGAATTAGTATTGGGTTGGATACAAAACCATGTAAGTGGTTCATCTCCATCAAACTATATGACTCATATAAATCAACAAATACAAAAACAAATTGATACTGTAAAATTTGCAACAATAGATGTAAATGAAATTGATTTACCTTGGTCACCAACATCTGGCAGTGCTACACCAACTCCACCAGAGGTTGCACCAACAACTTAATAATATTTAAAGATTTTTATTGTAATATGTTCAAAGCACTTATTTATAAACAAATTTGTGTTTTGAACATTTTCTTTATATTTATATAGGTAATTACATAGGATTTTCTTAATTACAAACTTAAAATACAAATTGGAGAAATAAAATGGCAGAAAGAATCGTATCACCGGGAGTTTTCACAAGAGAAAATGACCTTTCATTCTTAGCACAAGGTGTAGGAGAAATCGGAGCAGCATTTATAGGACCTTTTAAGCAAGGACCTGCATTCGTACCTACAATTGTGAGAACCCAATCAGAGTTCGAAGATATCTTCGGTACTCCTGATGGAACTTATTATACTGAATATGCAGTACAAAACTATTTAAGAGAAGCTGGACAAGCAACAATCGTAAGAGTTGCTGGTATTGGTGGATATCAACAATTAGCACCTTTAGGTATCTTAGCATCTGGTTCTACTAATGGAGTAGGACAAAAATTTGTTGGGGTACTTTATTCAACTAATTTTGGTGATGAAAAAGTAGGTTTTACAAATGCATCAACTAATATCACAAGTAGTGCAGAAGGCGAGGGTAGTTTCGTAATTTCTGGACTAATTAGTTCAGGTTCTGGCGCAGCTAACATATCAGCATCTATATTAAGTACAGCTACTAATGATTTAGCAGACGTATTTGGTGAATCTGCATTTGGTGCTAAAGCAGCATACGCTTATAATTTCTTTGAAAACGTTGCATTATCCTACACTGGTTCTGGTGCTAATGGTACTAATAAAACTGTAATTAGTGAGGTAACATTACCAACTCAAACTTATGGTGATGCACAAGAAGCTGAAACTCCAATTGTTCAATCTCAATTAATTAGTGGTGAAAGATATAACCTATTCCAATTTAAAACTATTGGACATGGTACATTATACAATACTAAATTTAAAGTTGGTATTTCTAATGTAAAAGCAGCTGGTGAAGATGGTTCGACTGATTATTCAACATTTACTGTAACAATTCGTTCATATAGTGATACTGATAAGAGAAAGAGTGTTGTTGAAACATTTAACAATGTAAACTTAGACCCTGCTTCTCCAAACTATATTGCTAGAAGAATTGGTGATAGATATTTCACAATTGATTCTAATGGTAAAATTACTGAATATGGTGATTATACATCAAAATCAAAATATGTAAGAGTAGTAGTTCAGGATGCAAACGCTAATATTTTAGGACCTGGTTCTTATCCAATATCAGCAGCACCATTTGGACATGAAGCATATACAAATCCAATCAAAACAAATTCTACAACAGAAGATGGATGGGTGCCTGCAGTAACTTATCAAACTGGTTCAGCAAATAACACATCATCATCTCCAATTTATTATAGTGGATTTGATTTTGAAACATCTGGTGTATCAATGGATAATAAACAATATTTGAAACCAATTCCTGTTGGAGCTAAATCTGGAGCAAACGTAGCATTCGCATTTGATTCTCAATTGAATTATGTAATGACTGGTTCAGCATCAACTGATATGGTTAAGAGACAATTTGTATTAGGATTCCAATTTGGATTTGATGGTACTAACCCAACTGTAAAGATAGCTAAGGCTGGCGATACTGATTGGGGTAATGCAAATCAGCAAGGTTTTAATTGCGCAACTTCAACATCATCTGGTTCAGTAGCATATACAAAAGCAATCAACGCTGTATCTAATCCTGATGAGTATGATATCAATATGGTAGTAACTCCTGGTATTGTAAGACAATTACATCCGGCTATTACTTCTAAAGTAATTGATATGGTTGAAGAAAGACAAGATTGTTTCTACATCGCTGATTTCAACGATTACGATGATACAATTACTGAAGCAACTGAGCAAGCAAATTCAGTAGATTCAAACTATGTAGCAACTTACTATCCTTGGGTTAAAACAATCGATAGTAACACAAATAAATTAACTTCAGTTCCACCATCAGTATTGATGCCGGCTGTATTCGCTTCTAATGATAGATTAGCAGCTGAATGGTTCGCACCTGCTGGTTTGAATAGAGGTGGTATCACTGGAGCAGTTAGTGTATTAAATAGATTAACGCACGCTGAAAGAGATACTCTTTATGAGAACAAAGTAAACCCAATCGCAGCATTCCCTGGACAAGGTATTGTAGCATTCGGACAGAAGACATTGCAAGATAAGGCATCTGCTTTAGATAGAATCAATGTTAGAAGATTACTTATCACTCTTAAGAAGTTTATCGCTTCAACATCTCGTTTCTTAGTGTTCGAACAAAATACATCTACGACTAGAAATAGATTCTTAAATACTGTTAATCCTTATTTAGAGTCTGTACAACAAAGACAAGGTCTTTATACATTCAAAGTTGTAATGGATGAAACTAACAACACACCGGATGTGATTGATAGAAACATATTAGCAGGACAAATTTTCTTACAACCGGCTAAGACAGCGGAATTTATCGTAATAGATTTCAACATCTTACCAACTGGAGCAAGTTTCACAGCATAATACGAAAATAAAGGAATTAGATATTTATTAATATAATAAAAAGGAATAAAAATGGCAGAAATATTAGAGTTTGATAAGATGTTCTATACGAACTTCGAACCGAAGATGAAAAATAGATATGTGATGGAGATTGAAAACATCCCTTCATATCTTGTAAAGGCAGCAAATAGACCCACAATTCAATTTGAAACAATTACTTTAGACCATATCAACGTAAAGAGAAAGTTAAAAGGTAAAGGTGAGTGGCAAGATGTAAGTATCACTTTGTATGACCCAATTGTACCTTCGGCAGCACAAGCGGTAATGGATTGGGTTCGTTTAGGACATGAATCAATTACTGGTAGAGATGGATACGCTGATTTCTATAAAAAAGATATCACTTTCTATATGTTGGGACCTGTTGGTGATAAGATTGAACAATGGACTTTAAAAGGTGCATTTATTTCTCAGGCTAACTTTGGTGATTTATCGTTTGATTCTAATGAACCTGCAACAATAGAATTAACATTAGCTTACGATTACGCAATCTTAGAATTCTAATCAAAAGTATATAAAATTAAGGGGATATCAAAAGTATCCCCTTTTTTGTGCTTTCTAATTTTTTAAAAAGTATGTATTTATATATACAAACTTAAAACAAAGTAAAGTTATGAACGAAAGAGAATATGATTTTCCAACCGAAGTGTTGGATTTACCATCTCAAGGTAAATTGTATCCAAAGGATAATCCGTTATCATCTGGTAGAATCACAATTAAATGTATGACTGCAAAGGAAGAAGATATCCTTTCCAATCAAAATCTTATTAAAAAAGGTGTTGTTTTGGATAAATTGTTTGAATCAATTATAGTTGATAATGGTGTAAATTCAAAAGATATTTTAATTGGTGATAAAAACGCAATTTTATTAGCAACTAGATTATTAGGATATGGTCCTGATTATAATTTTAAATTTTATTCAAATGTTACTGGCGATGTAATATCAACAACTATTGATTTGGCAAAAATCCAAACAAAAGAAGTAGATATGTCAGTATTCAATAATAAAAACGAATTTGATTATACAACACCATTTGGTAAAACAAAATTAACATTCAAATTATTAACTCATGGTGACGAAATTGCTATTGAGAAAGATATTGAAGGAATGCAAAAAATAAATAAAGAGTTTTCTGGTGAAATTACTACTAGATTACGTTATATGATTAAAAGTGTAGAAGGTGATACATCTTTAGGTGCAATTACAAAGTATTTAAATAATATGTTAGCTAGAGATAGTAAAGCATTCAGAGAATATGTTAAAACTATATCTCCTGATGTTGATATGTCATTTACATATACCCACAGAGATGGAGAAAAGGAGGTAAGTCCGATTCCAATGGGCGTAGGGTTTTTTTGGCCTAGCTCAGAATCATAGTGTTCAAATGCATTCGCAGATATTTGATATGGTAAATTATGGAAACGGATTTACTATGATGGAAATCTATAAAATGCCAACATATCTTCGAAACTTCTACTATAATAAATTGGTTGATTCAAAAACCAAAGAAAACGAACAAATACAAGCAGCCAATACAAAGGCTGGGAAATCATCCAAAGTTAGGATTAAACGGTAATTTACTGGGTAATCCTAACTTTTTGTTTTATACGATATTTATAGTAGTATAAACCCAATATTCAATGAAAAAATATAAAATATCTAAATCAAATCTAAAAGAGCTGTTTGGATGGTTCGGTAAAAAGAATGTGCCAAATAAATTACAAACTATAATAGATAATGACCCGGTTTTACAACAATTGAAAGCAGATGTTAATAAAATAAACAACAAATACGCTGATGATATTGAAAAAATGAAAAAAGAAGAACCTGAATATTATAATATGTTAGTTAAAGCTGGCATTTTGGGTAAAGATTAATTAATAAGTAATGGCATTATCCAACGAACAATTACAACAAAGGGCTGACCTATTAGAAGAAATTGCTGAAATTGAAGCTAGGTTAGCTGTTACCAATGAAGCATTGGCAACGGCAACTGGTGCGCAACGAAGACAATTAGAACAAATAAGAGATTCCGAAAAGGAAACACTTGGATACAGAAGAGCTTCAGTAGCTCCATTAAATGAGCAAGTTGCTGCAGAAGAGAGAGCAGAAAGAGCAGCTAGAGAAAGAGCAAAAGCTTATAGAGATTCTGCGAAATCAATGGCTAGATTGGCGCCTGATGTAAAAAAGATGCTAAAAGATTCTGTTACTGGTAATAGTTTAGTTGCTGCATCTAGTAGAAAGATAGTAGAATTAAAAGCACAAGAATTAAGTTTAAGTGATGATGAATTAGAGGCAGCTCAAGAAAAAAGAGCAATTTTAGAAAATTTACAATCATCATTAATAACTCAAGCAAAAGCAACTGCATCTGCTGAAAGAAGTGCTAAAGGAATGACAGATTCTGCGCAAAGAAGATTAGAATTTCAAACATCAATAACGGATTTAAGTGAAGATGAAAGAAAAATTGCTGAGGACTTATTTGAACAAAATGAACTATTAATTAAGCAAGAGGCTAGACTAAATGAATTAAAGGAAGCTCAAGATGGAATAATTGGTGCACTACCGGCTGGATTGCAAAGTATCATTGGGGTAGCTAAAAAGTTAAAGATGGCTTTAGCGGCTGGTTTCGGCCCTATATTTATAATAGGAGCTATATTGGCATTGGCAATTAAATCATTCGTTGATTTGGATGATGCAGCTGCAGATTTTAGAAAAGAAACTGGATTATTAAATTCGCAAATGGAGGGAATAAAATCCCAAGCAGTACAAATCAGTACGGAGTTTGCAAATATTGGATTAGAAAGTGCAGATGTCTTAAAAACCATATCATCTTTAAAAAGTGAATTTAGTGATTCGGTTGAGTTTTCAAAAGAAACAGTAGCTGCACTAAGTGTAATGAATAAAAACTTTGGAATAGCAGCTGAATCATCAGCTAAAGTACAAGGTATATTTGAAAGTGTTGGTGGGTTGAGTGCAGAAACAGCAGCTAATGTTCAAATGCAGGCAGCTAATATGGCTAAATTAGCCGGAGTAGCTCCCGATAAAGTATTTAAAGATATTGCAGAAAATGCAGAAGCAGCATCAACGTTTTTTAAAGGAGATTTAAGTGCATTAACAAAGAATGCAGTTCAAGCCCGTAGAATGGGTACTTCTTTAAAAGAGCAAGTATCATTAGCAGAAAAATTATTAGATTTTGAAAGTGGTATAGAAGAAGAATTAGTAGCAGCAACTTTTGTTGGTGGACAATTTAATTTGAGTAGAGCTAGAGCATTAGCAATGGAAGGTAAACTTCAAGAAGCAAATGAAGAAACTCTTTCTCAAATTCAAAGAAGTGGTGATTTCCGAAAGAAAGATTACTTCACCCAACAGCAATTAGCCAAAGCAGCTGGAATGACCGTTGAAGAAATTAATAAACAACTTAGTACTCAAGATAAATTAAATAGTCTATCAGCAGAACAAAAGAAAGCTGCCGAAGATGCGATTAGTAAGGGATTGGATATAACAAACATTGGGGCAGACCAATTAGCACAAGAAACTGATAAATTTGCTAAACAACAAGAACAGCAAAAGCAAGTTGAAAAAATAACAAACGCGTTTATGGGTATGGCAACTGTGATAGGAAATACATTGATGCCTTTAATTGAAGGTATTGGTATTGCATTGATGCCAATTCAAATGATAGTTGAATTAATACAATATGTATTTGGTGGTATTGGTGACTCTATTAGTAACATGATAGGTCCTTTGGGAACTGTTGGTAAAGTTTTAAAGGGACTTGCTGGTTTGGCAGTTGTTTACGCAGCTTATAGCGCATTCCAAGGAATTATGGCAATGAGTTTGGGATTTGGATTACCATTAGCAATAGCAGCTTCGGCAGCAATATTATCGGCAGGATTTGCTACATTATCAAAAGTTGGTGATATGAATTCACCGGCAGATGGCAAAACTCAAGTATCTACAAAAGAAGGTGGATTATTTCAATTATCTCCAAACGATGATATAGTTGCTGGGCCTGGTATATCAAATGCTTTAGCAAACGGAGGAACTCAACAAACGGGAACAACTCAACAATCGGCAACACCTCAAATGAATTTAGCAATTTTATCTGCACCATTAAATGCTATGATAGCTGAAATAAAAGGATTAAGAGCAGATATGGCTGCCGGTAAAATATCGGTACATATGGATGGAGCAAAAGTTACAGCAGGAGTATCAAATCAGGTTAATAAGAGTACACGAAATAACTTTGCAATAGCATAAAATATAAGTAAATGCCAACGATAGAAGAATTATTTAAAAGTAAAAAATTAGTTAGTGGGCAAACTGCTGAACAACAATATGATATTCGTAATACTGCTGATTTGCGAAGAAATCCATATAATGTTTTAATGACACCATCTTTTAGAATTGCTGAAATTGGTAGAAGAAATTTATCACTTCGAACAAGAGAAAGAAGATTAGAAGAAGAAGTAACTGGATTACGCATATTATCAAAAACAACAAGTCCTATTTTATATGGAACTGATATAATCAAATTCACTACAAAGACTAGAGGTATTGTAGATGATATGAAAGGTGGTGCTGGTGGTGTTACTAATGGTGGTATATTAGGTACATTTTTAAATAAAGCAGAGAATTTAGGAAAAAATGTATTATCAAAACTAGGTATTAAATTACCTGAACAACTTATACCAAGTAGAATTGTATTAGATAAAGATTTTACAAGAGAAGGTGGTGAATATAACACCATGATTACTCTAAGAAATTTAAAATTACAATCTGGTGGTAATTTACTTGGTAATCTTATTAAAAATAATTTATCAGGAAGACCAAATCCAAACCAAATACTTGGTTCAGCTTTAGAATTAGGTAAAAAGAAATTAAACAATTTATTATTAGGTTCTCCATCTCAAGCAGCAGTTAATTTTGCAAAAGCCGGTGGTGTTCTATATGATAGTCTAGCTCCATATGGTAAAGTAATGACTGATACCACAATCGGTTTATTATCAAAATATACGGAATATGAAGTAGATATATTTAATACACCATTACCAATAACAAATTATATAGCAGTACCAAATGTAATAAAAACACCAAAAACAAAATTTAGTAGAAATGAAATACAACGTAATAATAGTATTGAAAGAGTTAGAGCGATGTTTACAACATCAGATTACTTAAATAAACAGGTTTCATATCCATCAGCAACTGGGTTAAAAAATGATTTAATCAAAGATACGGAAAAGCAATTAGATGATTATGATTTTGTAACTTTAAAATTTTGGTCTGTGCATAAAAAGGCAGCAGTAAACTTTAGAGCAACTATAAGTGGATTAAGTGAAACATTATCACCTAGTTGGGATACTAATAAATTTATTGGAAATCCATTTAATTTTTATACATATAATGGTGTTGAACGAAGTATAACTTTTAATTTTAAAGTATATTCCTTATCATATGATGAACATGTAGCAGCTTGGCAAAGATTAAATTTTTTAACAAGTCTTACTTATCCACAAGGGTATTCACAAAACTCAGTATATGCACCTTTTATTAAATTTACATTAGGAGATATGTTTAGAAATAAAGAAGCATATATAGATTCATTAACATATACAATTGATGATAATTCACCTTGGGATATTGGTCTTGATACTGAAACTAAAAATTGGAAATTGCCAAAAATTGTAAATGTTGATATTACGCTTAAATTAGTAGAAACAATTGGAAGTACATATCAAAAAAGATTATATGGATATGGTGATGTTCCTGCTAATGTTTCAATTAAGCAAGATAGTAACAAAGAATTAAATGCGGATGGTTCTCCTAAAAAGAAAGAAGATGGCACTCAGACTGATGTAAAACAGGATTCAAATACAAAAAATCCATCCGAAGAAAAACCAAAAGAAAAAATAGGTCCACATGGTATATTTGTAGAAAAATACAAAGATTTCAATATATACAAAAAATCAAAACCACCAAATTTTGTATATATTACAAGAGATGGAGAGCAACCACTTCATGCAGGACCCGAAGGTAGGGCAGAGATAGAGTTACTTAACTTTGAAAGAAGATGGATTGATAATTTTATTGGAAAATAAACCAATCTAAAAGATATAACAATTGTAAATAAAATATGCAAAGTAGATACAAAAATAGTAGATTCAAAAAAACAATAGATGGTAGGGAAGTACTACAATCTAAAATATATCCTAATATCGCAAAAACGGATGATGATATATATGTTGCAACTGAAACTGGTGATAGATTTGATACATTAGCATATCAATTTTATAACGATTCTACTTTATGGTGGATAATTGCTTGTGCTAATAATATTCATAATGCAAATATTGGAATAAAGGAAGGAACGATTTTAAGAATACCACAAAATTACATTGATATTTTGCGTGATTTTGAACAATAATAATTTACATATATGTGGCCTAAGCTAAGTAACATTGAAGATAATATTTATATAAATTTAACATCTGAGGTATCCAGCAGTAAAGTAGGATTTAATGCAAGTAAAAGAATGGCTTGGATTAGAGTTTTTTCTGGAGCAAGGGTGCTTGAATATGATAGTAGTAAAGATACTATTGTTAAAGATAAAGATGGAAAGGAGACAACAAAAAAAGGAACTAGAGCTAGAAATGGTCTTATATTATCATCTGTAAACCAATCCGATGTTTTTAAAGGTACTACTGAATTTACAAGTACATATGGTGATAGTGTTAGTAGTGGTGATATGGGTCTTAGTTGGGACGGTAACCCAATATCATCTGGAATAGGTGCACCATTAAGACCATCTCCAATTATAACTGCATTGGAAATAAAAGAAGGTAAAGACCAAATATCAAGAGAATGTACATTAACTATGAAAGCATTTTCATTAGCTCAAATAGAGTTAATGCAGACTTATTTTTTGGAACCTGGATATTCTTTATGCATTGAATATGGTTGGAATAGTGTAAACGGTATAAAAAGTGCAATTAATACAAATGTTAAAGAAAATAAAGCACAACATATATTATCTCAAGCTGTAAATATAAATTTAGATTATAACAAATTACATTCAATACGTGTAAATTCTGCTGGAGACTATGATTCTTTTTTGGGATTTATAGTTGGTGGTACGGTATCATCTGATGGAGATAAATGGACAGTATCTGTTAAACTTAGAGGAGCTCCCGGATTACCAACATTTTTACAAACTCAAAATAAATCATTACAAATTGATGGTAATGGTGATATAGTTGATAAACCCGGAGAACCTAAACCTTATGGGGTATCCGAAACAGAAGAAGCAGGTAGTGGTGAAATTCGTAGAGATAGAAGATTCAAAAATATGTTTAATCAGTTACCATCTCAAAGGCAAACTGACCAAGTACGAAAATTAATGCCCACAACTGATTGGGATTCTTATTTAAATTTAGATGCTGCTGTTAATAAAAGTATTACAACATATGCAAACCCTGGATTTATCGCTAAAATTTTCGGTAACTCCAGTGAAATAAAAGTTGGAAAATCTACAATTGAAAAGGAAAAATTATTTTCAAAAAATAAATATATACGATTTGATTTGGCTGTAAAAATATTAAATTCAAATAGTGAATTTACTGCTTACACAATGGGTAGTAAAAAACTTAGTGTTGAATTTGATATTAGCAAAGCAAAAATTGGAGCATTTCCAAATATGTTTTCAACTAAGGCATCTAAATTGGTAATACCGGGGTTTATGCCTGATTTCTCTGTTTATTTTTTAAATGAGGGGCAAGTAGACCAATTAAAAGGTGGTATATTTAGAAGCGGTGGTAACGAGTATGGAATAGTACGAAATGCAATTCCTGGTCAACCAATACAATTTGTTGAACAAACTGATTTAAATGAAGATGGGTATGTTGAAAAGGCGGGATATTGGGGATATTTAAAAAACTTATATATAAATTTTGATTTATTTGTTGAAAAATTAACACAAAAAAATAAAAACATAAGAGAGGTTTTTGTTGATATGTTGAATGAGATGTCATCTGCAGTAAATTCATTTTGGAATTTTCAAATAGTTGAAGAAACAGTAAACACTGGTAAGGTTGAAGAAGGAAAACCAACGCCAAGTAAAATTATAATAACTGTAATAGATGAAAACTGGGTTGGTAGTAATCCCAATACTAACACAAAGGTATTTTATCACAGTGGGCCCAAATCTGTATTTTTAGATGCCAATCTTGATATATCAGTACCATCTGAAATGACAAATCAAATTATTAGTAGAAGATTAGCATTAGCAAATAATCCGGATGAACCAATTGTAGGCGTAGGTGGATTTTTTAATTCACAAACTGATTTATTTTTAGATAGTGTTACTGATTCAAATGGTAATAAAAGAAAAAAATTAACTCAAGCTGAAAAGGATGCTCAAGATTTAGCACAAAAAGAACAACAAAAAGAAACAGAGAAAAAGCCACATGAAAAGATACAAGAAGATATTGTAAAAAACGAAGGAGCACTAGAAAAAGCAAGAAACGATAAAAAAGATTTGCAGGCAGAAATTGATAAAATAAAAGCTGATTATGCAAAAAAAGGAGCTAGGGGTCTTGATGTTGAATTTATACAAGAAGCTGCTGATACAGTAGCTAATGTATTTAGAAGTGATAAAGCTATAAAAGAAGCTGCAGATAAAGAAGCTGCTAAAGATGTTCAAGAAGATTTACGTGATAAAGATATAGCAAAAATTAGAGCTAAAATTGAGACATTGGATAAAAGTATATCGGATATCAAAAAAGAAATTGAAAAGAAAGAAGAAGAAGTAAAAGAGCAAAAGAAAAAAGATGAAGCGGATGATGAGCAAAATAAAAAAACAGCTCTTTCAAATAATTTAGCTAAAATAGATGTATTACCACTTCCAGATTGGGCATCAATGAATCCTGATAAAATTACTGCTTTAGAAAACCCAGAAGCTTTAAAGAAATTATTTGTTATATATTGCTTAAACGATGAACCATTTTTTGATAGAATGAAAAATGATGCATTTACTGCTAAGAAGGCTAATGGAACATTATCGCATCCATTACCAATAAAATATAATTTTAAAGTATTGGGAACAAGTGGTATTCGTAGAGGAGATACGTTTAATATAAACGGAATTCCAGCTAAGTATGCTAAGCATGGTTTATTTCAAGTTACACAAATAGAGCAAAGTTTGGAAGGTATGATGTGGACAACAAATGTGACTGGAGAATATAGACAAAAACAATAAAATGTCAGTAAACAAATACAGATACGAAAAGATTAATAATAATTTATCGGAATATGAACTTCCGGAAATAATCACTCACGTACCATCTCCATTAGTAGATGATTATAACAGAGGATTTATAAAAAGATACTTTATTCAAAAAGCAAATGATGCTACTGGATACATATATGAAATTGATTCATTATCATTTTTAAATTTTAAAATAAGTCCATTTTTTAATGTTGTAATTATACGTTGGAGAATAAGTGGAAGCGTAGATGAAATAAAAGAATCTAATTTCAATTCAATAAAAATAGGAATGAAGACTATTTCATCCTTACATTTATATTTACCAAACTATTTACAATTTTCTAAACAATAATTTGGTAATCTAAATTATTATTCGTATATTTACATATTATATGGGGATGCCATGGACTTGATTGCAATGAGAATGGTAGTACCACACGTAGACAGAAGTGCTAGATGTCTTTAAATCTGTACAAAACAATAACTGACGAAATGTCAACTATGACCTTCGAAGACCTT